TGATTATCTTATTTATGATGGAGTCATTGAAGATCAGCCTTATGGGACATTTCAAACCGCCAATGAGTTCTTAGATTTAAATAAAAACTGGGAAGTGGATGCAATAGCCCTTCATAACTTAGGATTTTATGATATATACATAAAGAGGGTAAGTTAGCACTAGTGCTATAATAGTTATATGCATAGAATCCATGTCGTAGATAATTTTATTACTCCTGAAGATGCTGCAACTTTAATTGCTGAGCAAACAAATCCTTCTGAAACTAACGAGTACCCAGAATATTACAAAGAAAGATATGGTGGAACATCCCTTCCATATAACAAAACTGTAATGGATATTATGATTAAGTATGGTCACAAGGCAAATGAAACACATCGTGAAATCTATGGATTCAAGAACGATATCTATGTTTTTAAAGGTTTTGGATCACATTGGTCAACTGGTACAAAGGGAGATTTACATATAGATGCACAAGGACCTGAGCCATGGATCGAATTTAGCACTGTAATCTATTTAAACAACGAAGAAGATTATGATGGTGGTGTTATCTATTTCCCAAATCAAGATTTTAGTTATAAGCCAAAGCAATACTCTGCCGTCTTTTTCCCTAGTGCTGGAACAGAATATATCCATGGAATAACTACAGTGACAAGAGGAGATAGGTATACCGCACTCTATATGCACACAAGTTTGCCACAGCACGTTGATCCAGAATTTCATCCTGGTAAAAATCAATGGAGAGCAAAGGATTATCCCCTTGTCAGAATTTAATTTTGAGGTATTAGATTTAGGAATAGCATACTATACAGATGTTATTAAAGATCCTGCTACACTAATAAAACAAATAGAAGATTTAGATGATAGATATTCAAAAGAAAATAATCCAAGAACAAGTGTAAAACCTTGGATTGCTTGGACGTATGGTGAAGGCGACAACAAGTTAATGTTCTGTTGGCAAAAGTTTATTCCACAAGTTAAAGATATTCCAGCAGATGATGTTTATTATGAAGAACAAGCAAATATTTCTTCTCAACTATTTGGTGCTCTTGATAAGACATTGCATCACTACACAACTGAACTGTACCCATTTGCAGAAAAGAATATAAAGTCAAGAGAGCATACGATGCACCTACTTAAGTATGATACCAGCGGACACTTACCTGCACACCAAGATCAAGGAATTAGTAGTCGTGTTCTGTCTGTACTTCTATATTTAAATGACGATTATGAAGGTGGCGAGATTGAGTTTAGGCATTCAAACTTAAAGTTTAAGCCAAAGGCTGGCAGTGTACTATTCTTCCCTTCTAACTTTCTTTATGTGCACGAAGTGTATCCAGTAACAAAGGGTCCACGATATGCCCTTCCAAATTGGTATCACAATATACCACTAGAACTTAAAAGAGATTCTACTGGCGCTGAATGACAATACAAAAATTCTCTATATCTGAAAACTATTCCCCCTACTCAATGTATAGGTGTGATGATTTTACTAAGGATCACGATGGTAAACATGTTGTTTTTATTGGAGACTCTTTTGCTTGTGGCGATGGCCTAGAAAAAGAAGATACTTGGTGCTATAAACTTTATAATAAGATAAACAAACAAGAAAAACTTAGTGGTTATTATAATTTAGGCATGTCTGGTGCATCAATCAGTGAGTGTATTGATCAGTTTTTTAAATACTGTGGTTCCTATGGAAACCCAGATGTAGTATTTTTTATAACTACAGAGTTTGATAGAGATTTAAGATATGTAAATCAAAATCACCTAGATTTATTTATTCATAGAATGTATTACTATTTAAATCAATATTGTTTATCTAATGGTATTGAACTATATTCTTTTAGTTGGTTAAAGTCTGCTGGTACAGTAAAAGAAACACCAAAGAGATACACATGGCTTATGAATGGAATAGAGTCTTTGAGGCCTCTCTGGACTGAACAAGCACAAACCCAAGAATCCTTGTATGATCTTAATATTTTGAAAGATTTTAACTCATTTTATGATTACACTACAAAAGAAATGGTAGACTCTGTATATGATTTTGATAAACAGACTGACACCAAAGAAAAATCTATTTGGGCAAGTGACAGTGTGCACCCAGGAACTTCCTTTCATGATTTTTATGCAGAGTTTATATATAAAAAGTATTTGGAGAATAAATGAAAATTTTAGGAATAAATGAAACATCTCATGACGCATCAGTGTCATTGATTGAAGATGGTAAAATACTATTTGCTGGACATGCTGAAAGATATAGCAAAGAAAAGAACGACTGGTATATCAATGATAGTTTAATCAAAGATGCTTTACAGTATGGTACACCAGATCATATAGCCTACTATGAGAAACCCCTTCTAAAGGCCTCTAGACTGGCTTTAAGGGGTGGTTCAGGACATTGGAAGCCAAGGTTTGATCTTCCAGGTGTACCAAGAAAATCTTTTGGTCATCACTATTCGCATGCTGCAGCAGGTTACTATACTAGTCCTTTTAATGATGCAGTAATTGTAGTTCTAGATGCAATTGGAGAATACAATACCTCAACAGTTTGGGTAGGCGAAGGCGATAAGATTAAGTTAAAGTATAAGCAAAACTATCCTATTAGTTTTGGATTGTTCTACTCTGCATTTACACAGTTAATTGGTCTAATGCCAAACCAAGAAGAATACATTATGATGGGCATGGCTGCTTATGGAGATTGGCGTAGATATTATAAAGAAGTTGATGAGTATTTCCCTAACTTTCGCACTCAGTCATACAACTTTCATAAAGGTATAACTGACTGGGGATGGATCAAAGACGAACAAGATAAGTTTGACATTGCTGCTGCAGTTCAAATGGTATATCAGACAAGACTAATGGAATTCATGGCTGAAGCAAAGGCAATCACTGGCAAAAAGAATTTAGTATTTATGGGTGGTTGTGCACTTAACTCTTCTGCTAATACAGCACTATGGAAGTTGTTTGACATGATTTGGATTATGCCAAACCCAGGAGATGCTGGTAGTTCTTTGGGTGCTGCTGCTGCACTTTATGGAAAACATCTTGAGTGGAAGACTCCTTATCTTGGTTATGATCTTGGTGGAGAGTATCCAGTACAAGCAATAGTAGATGCAATACTTAAAGATGGTATTGCTGCCGTTGCTACTGGAAGAGCAGAATATGGTCCTCGTGCACTTGGAAATAGATCAATTCTGGCTGATCCAAGAGATCCAAACATTAAAGACAAGGTTAACATGATTAAAAAGCGTGAACTTTTTAGGCCGTTTGCACCAGTAGTTTTAGAAGAATGCGCCTCTAAATGGTTTGATATGGACTTTGCCTCTCCTTATATGCAGTACACAGTTAAGTGTTTGCAACCAGAAAAAATTCCTTCTGTTGTTCATGCTGATGGGACCTCTAGAGTGCAAACAGTAAATAGAACAGATCATCGTGATTTGTGGAGAACAGTAAATAAGTTTTATCTAAAAACTGGTGTGCCAGTACTTCTAAATACAAGTTTAAATATTAAGGGTCAGCCACTTTTAAATGACGAATCAGATATTGCTTTGTGGGAACAAACCTATAATCAAAAAATAATTAGATAGGCATGTTTCCATTTTTGTGATCAATTACTACTGTAATCTGATCCCAGATGCTTCTCTCAGTTGTGTCAAAGTATTCTTTTAGGTATCCAAAAGTACCACGCACTACTCTTTCATCATCTTTAGTTAGATTATAACAAAGAGCAGCATGTCTTTCTACACCAAAGATCTTGCATCCATCCTCAAGAAATTCGCTAATCTCTTCGCTTAAAATTGGATATTGACCTGGCTCATCAACCTTTTTTACATTTCTTAATACAAGTACAAGTGGTGTATGAAGGTTTGCTCTATCCATTAAAAATTTAATCTTATCTTTTCTTTCATATGGCAAGAATGAATCAAAAGTAAAGTTATGCATTGTTCCAGTTACTGCAACTGCTGCAATTGCTACAGATGGTCCTGGTGTTGCGCTTATCTCAACTCCTGCACGAATTGCCTTTCCAACTATATGTGATCCTGGGTCAGCAATTCCTGGCATACCTTCATCAGAAATTATATATACATCTTCTCCATTATCAAGTAGGGCCATGATCTTATCCATATTTCTTAATTCATATGGTATGCCATCTGGTTCCCCCGCCTTAGATTCAAACTCAATAGATATGATGTTTGAGTCTGGTCTTTTCATTCCAAGAGATGACCATATATGCTCAAAGGCTTCTTCTCTTTCAATTACTAAATTTTTAGCAGTTGATATATATCTTTTTGCTCTTTCTGATGTGTCTTCCCAATTTCCAATTGGCAATCCAACTAAATAAAGTTTTCCTTTTTTCATTAGTATATATACTTTCTAGGCTTTTTTAATTCTTTGATGACTTTTCTTACACGATACCATCTAACTATTCTTTTAATCATTTACGATCCCCCTTGTTTTTAGTTCATTCCAAAATAGATTATACACGTTTTTGTGAAATATTTTTCCAGGATGAACATCTCTTGCATTTATCATTCCTTTACCACATTTGCCGTTTGGACATTCTTTTTCTATTAATTCTTTAGATATTACAGGAAGTTCTAAAAATGTATCAGTAAATAACTGCATGTTTACCACATTCTGTGCTTCCTCATGGTCCCAGGTAGACCAAATAATCTGTGTTCCAATAGCACTACAATAACTAATAAACAGATTCCATGAAACAACCCAGTTCAATACCTCTTCCATATACATAGCAAGGTATTCTTCAAAATTTGGATCTCTGACAAAGGCAGGATTTTCTTGCTCAAACTCCCACCTTTTCTTTTCATCTTTCCATCTGTAATTTCTTAAAATGTTTGGATGTAATATTATAAGAAGATCTGGTGCTCCATATCTTTCTACGTATGTAGAAAAATTAGCAATCATGTTTTGAGTTCCAGAACCAGCCTTGCCTAAGTTAAAATAGCCAGATAGTTTAGTTGATTTAGATAAGTTTGAATAAATCATATGTGACCATGTATCTTCTATATTAGAACCAACACCTTCTGTATTGGAACAACCAGAAAACACTACATGCATACCATCATGTTCTTTTGTAAAATTATCACATCTAAAAAAGTCTTGATTATACTTGTACTCAACAGGCCAATAGTCACTGTTTAAATCTAGAGATTCATTTGGAAGGTGATCAACTATGTGATAGTTATCTTTAAATCTATAGTTATAATCTTTTTTATCTTGATTAAAATTATTTTGAATTAAATTAAGTAGTTCATTTTTTGAAAACTCTTCATCAAAGTTAAATGACATTCTATCAAAATCATTCATTCTTAAACTGTTGTATGCTTGATTATGTTTTTTTATAAAGTAATTGTGCAAATCGCTCATAGTAAGTTTCTTTTCTTTATCTCATCAAAAAAATTAGTTGCCCATATATAGTGAGACACTGGACCAGGATGTGTGTCTCTTGCATATATAGACCTATCATCTAGTTCAAAATCAACAAGTATTTTTGATAACTCAGATGCACTGTTAAAGTTTTGTAGTGCTATAAAAGAATCTTGAAATATTTTTAATGCTTTAATGTTAAATTGATCTACACTGTCCCATCCGCCCCATACCAACTGTACACCTAAAACTTTACACAATTTTTCAAAGTTATCCCAAACTTTCGCCCAGGCCGCAAATGCCGTAAAGTAATTTTCTGGAGTTGTTGGCCTAACTTCATTAAGTCTTTGTGCTTCCACTTTATAAGTAAAAAGATTTTCATCTTTTAAAAATTTATACTTTCTTTCAATATTAGGGTGCAAAACAACAAATATATCTGGTTTCCCATATCTTTTTATATATTCTAAAAAATTTCCTATTATCTGATGATAACCATTGCCAGCATGTGCAAGGTTAAAATATCCACTAACTTCTTTTTCCTCAGATATTTTTTTATAAAGTCTATATGGCCATGTATCTTCCTTTGCAATTCCTACGCCCTCAGTTACTGAACATCCAGAAAATAAAACATGTAAACCTTTGTGAGAATCAGTGAAATGATCGCAGCGAAATAGTTCTGAGTTATACTTATATTCTACTGGCCAGTTCTCTCTTCCATTAACAATTATTTCATGAGCGAATGTGTCTACAATATGGTATCCATCTTCTTGTGTATATTTTTTGTTGCCAAACCCAAAACTTTTCATTCGTTGAATAAATTCATCTTTATTAAAAGAGTCTTTTGCAGGGGGCATGCCAAAATCGCCTATGCAAACATAGTTATTTAAATTATTTACTTTTTCAAAAATAAGATTGTGCAATTATCTCTCAGCCTTTGGCTTTAATTGAGTGGTCTTATTAAAGTAGCGCTCAATCTTTGCCTTGACTGTTCCATCTTTACGCATCTTTACAATCCAACCATCTTTGATTTGTGTATCGTTAAATGCTCCTGCTTTTTTCTTTGGCATTACTTGTCCGTTCTATAGGTGTTAGTAGTTGATTTTGTATAGTCTTTACCAAAATCAGCAAACAATGCTTTATTCTTTTCACTCTCAACAATTCTTCTTGACCAAGAGAATCCTGCGTCTCCGCCCCAAGCAAGCCACATAATGTATCCATTAGAAGGATTGGCTGTATTTCCCCAGTCTTTACCCTTCTTGTCTACCTCATGGCGTGAGAAGTATGAGTACATTCTCTTAACAGTACTAAGAGATAATGACTCGCCTCTTGCTAACTGCCCTGCTCTAGTCCAACCAACTGATGTTCCTGCTCCAGTTGCTTTACCATCTTCTTTAAACTTAATGGCACGACGTGCTGCAGATCGTGCTCCTGCTGGTGGTGAGTATCCATCTGCTTTAGAAACTGAATCTGTTTCATATTCAACAGTATCATCATCTTCCCATAGATCATCTGCTTTTGCTGCTGGAACACAGTTAGGAACTTTCTTTCCATTCTTACCTGGCTTCATACCACGCTGAACATATCCATCCCAACATGGTGCTTGCTTATTTAAATCTGGACAGCAATCGCTTTTCATTCCTTCTGATTGACAAACAGGACAGTTTTCGCAATTTACGTTTAATGCTTTACAAGTTTCACAATTGCAACCTTGGTATGTTGCTGTTGGCATAATTGGATTTTCTGCTTTGCCAACTGATGCATCGTATGCAGCCATTGCCATCTCAGAATCTTCTGGTTCTTGTGGTAGTGGATCAATAGCAACCATCAAAGACATCATGCATCCTGTGTAAAGGTTTGTTGCTTCCCAGAATCCATTTTCTTCTTGTTCAAATAATTGAATTAATACTGCTGGATTTTCTGCAGATGCTTGAAGAGAATATTCTCCACCAGGTACACCAAGCATACCCTCACGCATAACATGAACTACTTGACCAATATGGACCTCTTCATCAGATCCATGTGCTGTCATGGCAAAGTCGCCCTCTTTTAACATATAATTATTATACCATGATACTTGCTTCCCCTCATGGATTCGAACCACGATGACCACCTCCAAAGGGTGGCGTATTGCCGTTATACGAAGGGGAATTGGTAGGGCAGGTTGGACTTGAACCAACGACAACCACCTTATAAGAGTGGTGCTCTAACCAACTGAACTACTGCCCTAGGTTAACACACCATATTATATTTTCTGGAAGTTCTTGATGAGTCTCCCAAAAGTCCTGATCATTTGAATCATCTAAACATTTCATACATGTCTTTAGATTATTAGATGATGCATCAAACATATCTGACCTAATCAATCTTGGTCTACTTTATATGTCATTGCTACATAGCATGCAAGATATCCCAAGAAAAATGCTGGGATAAGAAATAGTGAATGTATCATAACTCTCCTTTGTTGTATTAATAGTATACACCAATAAGGTTAGGCTGTCAATCTATTATGTGTTCTTATCCTATGACAGTTTGCACAGACAACTTCGCACTTGGCTATTTCTTTTTTAATTGCTGCCCAAGAAAATCCATCATGAATCATTCTTGATATGTTGTACTTCTTATCTCGTAGGTGATCAAAATCTAATATAATATGATTATTGATTCCGCAATCTACACAGCCAGAAGCCTCTTTTATCTCAGCAAGTTTTCTTTTATACTCTTGCTTATTGTATGTCTCTAACTCTTTGTTAGTCATTAATAATATTATACCGCAAAATATTAAGAGCCTCACGTAGGCGATTCAAGCACAATGGCCCAGGTCGTATAGAATAGGTAACTAATCCATCCCAAGGTCCTACGTGAGGCATGCCAGGTATTTAATGTCGCTGTCTCCCCCGACACTTATATTGTACTACCGAATTTCGATAGTCTTAGGTAGTTTATCTTCTGGGATCTGCTTTTCAAGTCTGATATCTAGGATACCATTTTTAAATTCAGCCCCAACAACTTCGACAAACTCAGGAAGGGTAAAGATATCAGTAAACTTACGAGCAGCAATGCCCTTGTGTAGATACTCTGCACCCTCTGGCAATTCAGTTTCCTTCTTCTCTCCCTTAATTGTAAGTTTGCGATTGTCTAGCGAAACTGAAACATCATCCTTAGAAAAACCAGCCAAAGCAAATGAAAGAATAAATTCTTTATCATTTAGTTTAACTTGGTTGTAAGGTGGATAGTTTGTTGTTGTTGTTACCTTCTGTAGATTTGAGAAGGTATTAAAAAATGGATCATTGAAAAGATCCAGTGCTGTTGCCATCATATTATTCCCCTTTCAAGCGAATAAGTTAATTTACCCCCCATATGGGCAGGTATATATATTATACCAGAAGTTGCTTAAAAAGCCAATCACCATCAACAGGAGATGGGTTGTAGGTTTCCATATCATATTCTGGGAATATCTTTGCAACCTCTGATGCTATCTCTTGAGATACTATGGTCTTCCATAGATTAGGATCACCAAGAAAGACTATGCCGTCATTATATTTCTTCTTGCTTTTTGCTATATCTTTAAGAACTACCTCAGAGCCTACGTATTCACTAAGCCTATTTAATTCATCAGCATTTCCAGAAACAAGTTTATCAAAACTAAAACACTCCCCATGCTTGCCCCAATCTAGTGTAATCTCTCTGTAACTAGCAAACTGCCTGCTTCCAATATAAGATAAAAACTGCTCTGAGTTTGGAAGCATGCCTTTAAATAGATCAGAATTAAACATTTTATTATCTGGCCAATCAGGTGAAAAACCTCTGTTGTGCATAAATAATATCGATAGCGCTTGCCCTATGGGATGCCTCTCTGTTGTAATTATCTTATTTGACTTTGCAAAATCAAATAGTTCTGGGTCATTGTTATGTGCATGGATACCTATAACTGAATGAGATCTATTCTTTACCGTTGGGTGGTTCCAAAAACTATCGTCATATTTAGTAAATCTAGCAGAGTAAGACTGAGTTGCAAAAGCAATAGAGTCTACCAGTAAATGAGTACCACATCTTGGTGGGGTAGAGATAAAAAAACCAGGCATTTAATAAGTATACCAGAAACAGTCATGGTATAATTATTAAGAGCAAAGGATGTATTATGGATCATCAAAGATTAGAAAACGCTGCAAGAGGCGTTACAGTAGACCAGCAGGGTAGAGAGTTTAGTTTTACATCTCCTTTCCCTGGCATGCACATATATGATAATGTATGGCCTGACTCTATGGAATTTTTTAATAGAACACTTAGCAAAGAGTTCTGGGAAGAAAATAAAGATAAGCCTGGATACAAGAAGTGGGTTCGTGAAGATTTTTTTGATGACCTAGAATATACAAGAGAAAATGGAAAGCAGTCTGACACATGCTGGGTATACAACTATCCTGACGCAAACAATGCTTTTAAGGGTCCAATCAACTCATACCTCTATCACTGGAACATTGATCCAAAGAGTAGAGAAAGTTTAAGAATATCTAGATTTTCAAATGGAGAATTCTTTGGTGCTCATGCTGATGATACATTAGCAACACCAAGAACTGTATCTATTGTTTACTATCCTAATGATGATTACGAAGGCGGAGAGTTAGAGTTTATTCACTTTGGAGTAACAATCAAACCAAAAGCAAATCAACTGTTTGTATTTCCATCTGCATATTCATATGAGCATAAGATTAATGAAATCACATCTGGTAATCCAAGATGGACTGTTGTTACATTCCTGTATTTTGGAAGCCAAGAAGAGACAAACGTTAGACGATCAGGCTTAGAGTTTCCTTACAAGCCAATATTTACTGATCTATTTGCATAAAAAATAGGCTAAGAGGTTTTATTCTCCTAGCCTATTTCTCTTTATACTACTTCTTCTTTGGCGCTGCCTTCTTACGTGCAGGTGCCTTCTTAACTGTTGCCTTCTTTACTGCAGCATCAACTGTTGCTACATCTGGCAAACGACCAAACGCTGTATCATTTGGATTGACTGCTCTCAATGCTACTGGTGCAAGTGCTGCCAATAGTGAGTATGCAAGCGTCTTAGGATCAGTAACCCCAGACATATATAGTGCAAGTCCTGCACCAAGAACTGATCGTCCGTATGATGCTAGTAGTGCTTTTACTTGTTCATTCATTTTATTCCTCCTAGGATATAGTTCGTGTTAGTACTGTAAAGCCAATCCATAGCCCAATAATTCCTGCGACTCCCGCAAAAACTGGTGGTGCTGGTACTGGCAATTTGAATGCAGCAAACACGATACCGCATCCAAAACCTGTTAGTGTTGATAGGATTATATCTTTCATCTTTTATTCCTCATCTTCTGGTAGTAGTTTTTTTAATTCCTCATACGATTCTGTAATCTTTTTTAATGAGTAATAGTTTGGCTCCATAGATATGACATCGCCATACTCTTTAAAGTATTCGATTTCAGGCTCAATATCTTTAATAAACTTATTAAGTCCTTCTTGCACATCTTCAATATACTGGAATGCCCAGTCTCTTGATTGTGTCACAAAGTTAAGAAATCCCTCTGTCTTTTCTATTTCTCTATTGTCTCTTTTATCTAATACCATCTGCAATGCTTGTTTATCTTGTATTAGATTAATGATTTGTATTTTTAGTTTTTGATTTTCTCTTTTGGCTTTTGTTAAATTAAATGTAGTAAGAAAAAAAACAAATATAAAAATGCCAAAGGCAACAAATCCAAGTACATCAGACATCTTTACCTCCCTCACGAACGAGCAATACTATTGCGCCGTTATCTTCTAAAGCCTTTTTAACTCTAATCATATACTCAACTGCCTGAATCTTATCTTCTCCAGTCAAAGTCATAAAATCTTTTTCCTTTGCCAATACAGTTAAAAAATGATCTTCATCAACAATATAAACTTTAAAGTTTTTTGGTGGAGTGATAGACCTAAAGGCACGTTGCATAGAATCTGTATACATATAATTAATACCCTACTGAGTTTCCATCGTTAGATATTTCCATGTTTCTCCCCATCTAACTTTGTCCTTATGTTTATTAAACTCTCTGGAAATCTCTCCGCTTTCAAGATAAACTCCACCCCATACACCCCACTCTTTTCCAGTCACGCCAACAGCAAAACAAGATCTACTGATAGGGCATGAAGAACAGAGTTGATCTATTGCTGGTCTCAATAGTTCATCCTCTTCATATTTATCAAAGAAAAGGTTTGTGTCATAATCTAAACACAAGGCCTCATCTTTCCATTTATGCTTACTCATATACTACTCAACAAACTTTGAGGGTATATTCCAACCAGTTCGATCTGGTTCAAAGCGTGACTGAATATGCCACTTAGAATTTACCAGTACACCACTCTTTGATGTTCTACCCTTTTCTGAAGGATAAGAATTAACTACAGTCCAACCATCCCAAGACAATGACTTGTTTGATGCAACGATGCTTTCCATGTGTTCTAATGTATTAATAATCATTTTATATCCTATTCTAGTATCTAAAAATTCCTACTTCAACCTTATTTGATTCCGCAATTGGAACTAAATGGGAAACCGTTTCCCTAGGCTGACTGAAAAATGCAAAGTAATTTACATCCTTCATGTTTTCTTCTATCCAACTTGGTGGTACCTTAAATGATTTAATCTTTTTACCTCGTGATTTCATTCCACGCTCTGAAAGATTAACAAACTCTGAAACCATTGAATTAATTTTTACTGGACCTGCACTATAAATATAAAAGTGTTCATCATTATCTAGCATTCCAGACATGGCAACTGCCATGGCACGTAAGAATACGTTGTAGTCTGTAAAACTATTAGTACCCTGTACTCCCACTATCATCTTTTTTCCCATCTCTAAGTTGATCTATAATGAACAACATCTTATCTAATTGTACCTTATCCATACCCATTGTGTCAACTACAGATGTAGTCTCTTTGTCAACACCTTCATCGCTCATCTTTGCTGTGTAAAAAATATTGTCTTTAATCCAAAATGCATCATCATCAACAATAATAACTCTTAGGTTAGTTTTATCAAAATGCTTTCTAGATTGGTTTGGCTTTCTTTGCTTCTTTACAAGTTCTGGTTTTATAAAAGGATTTACCAGATGATGTATTTTGCTCTGACTATATCTATATGGACTAAGGTTTCTAGTGTAAACCGCTTCCTTATAAAATAATTTAGCAAGACCAAACATAACACAAAGCGTTATTAGCGATCCTAAAAAGTACTGAGTCATAAACTAAGTATATCAGGATTCTCGTAACATTATTCTAATGACTTCTCTAAGTGTTGATTTTTTGTTTTCATCTAGTTTATCAACATCGCTAGCACTAAATGCTTTAAATGTTAAAGTTACCTTTGGATTTTCTTCCATTGGATCCATATCTAAAAAGCCATCTTGCCATAGAGACATTAGTTCTTCATGGAACATTGCCTGCTGAGTATCATATAGTTCTGGAGAAATCTCTTTTAGTTTATCTGTAAACTTATAAAGTGCTTCTCCACTTTCCATATCAATAGCAGCAATTTCAAGTGCACCATTAAGAATTAAGGCTTCAATAAAATCTTCTTCACTCAATGTTTATCCTCCATTGCATAATCTTTGGTCCAGCGTCAATCATTTCATACATATTTCTTTTAAATGTTTTATCTAAGTCTTCATACATATCTGGAGATACACTTTTTAGTTTATCTGTGATAGTATAAAGAGTCTCGCCAGACTCCAAGTCAAAACCAGATACTTCAATTGCTCCTTGCAGCATTAAATGCTCTAGCATTGCTTCTGTTTTTATACTCATTACTCTCCAATAAAAGTTAGGAAGTCTTCTCGTGTTTTTGCACCATTCATTCTTTTTACTTCAAGTCCATCTTTTATAAGAATGTATGTTGGAATAGATTTAATACCAAACCTTTGAACCAATTCAGTTTCTGAATCAGCATCAACAAATACAAAATCAACTAAACCATCACGCTTTAGATCTTCAGCAACTGGTCTGGTCCTTTGACAAGGATTGCACCACTCTGCTGTAAAGTATAGTACGTGGCTCACTTACCAGACTTCTTTCTAGCCTTTGCTAGTGCTTCAAAGTCCTTTACCTTAGTGTCTCCTAGGTATCCCCATGCATAACCATCATTGATCATCATGTCATTAAGGGATATGGTATTGCCATCTACATATACCCAGCCCAAAATACGACCATACTTCTCAGATGAATCCATCTTTTCAGTCTTGATAATGACAGACTTAGCATCCTTTAGGTGCTTCTTAAGGTATTCCTTAGCCTCAAGACCAAGAGCCTTCTCAGCAAGATCTTTGGTGCGAGACTCAGGGGTATCAATACCAGCCAGTCTTACACGAGATGCAAATAGGATATCAAATCCTAGGTCAATAAGAACATCGATGGTGTCTCCATCTACTACGTTCTCTACTTTTCTTACATAGTACTCATACATTATTTTCTCCCCCATTGGATATAGTTCCAACCACGCTCATGTGCGTAGTAAATAAAAATCTTAACTACAGTTTCCCAAAAAGCAATTGCACCAGATAATGTTGCATCACCAGTTAGAATATAAGCGACAACAAATGAAGAAAGTGTTCCCCATATGCGATAACTTAATGCCTTAGCAAATGATCTAGCCTTTGTTACTGTCATTTTTATCCTTTTCAAAATAAAGTTGGGCTTCTTTTTCTGCCCAATCATTAGTCAGAAAGAAATCAAATGCCCATCTCTTTACGTTTTTCAGTAGCCGAAATAGCATGAATGTCTGCCCCCAAATCTACTTGCTCAATCTTATAACCTACATCACGACCATAAACAATGTTAGTAATATTAGGCATCTTAACTACAAAAGCATCTGGAACATCATTAAGAATATGCTGCTTAACTTCGTGGAAGTGTAAAGGATCCTTCTCTGTCATACCAGATGTATGTCTGACACCTATTACAACCTGATAGGCTCTCTTCTTTGCTTCTTCATAAAGAGCACGATGGCCTTCATGCCAAGGTTGATAACGACCAAGAAGAAGAACAGTATCTTCTTTCCAATCAATCAAACCAAACTTACGAACAACTGTAATTGCTCGTGTTGGAAGTGAGTCTAGATAATCATCGCCCGTTACTTCAATGCGATGATCATAGTGCTCTGGATCTTCCCAAAGTTTATTTGTATCTTCAAAGCGACCTTCTTTAATTGTATCTACCCAAACAACTAGGTCCGCCTCACCAAAGGCTCTGCGTGTTTCTTCTGTTGGACAAACAAAATCAACAATGACTGGACGCTCTTGTTTGCGCTCCATAAGTCTTGCTAGTTCACCCATACGACGTGCTTGCTCAATACGGTCTTCTGGAGTAAAGCCTAGGTCCTTGTTTACACCATTACGCACTTCATCTGCATTAAGATGTAGACCATTAACCCTATCACTTACTGCTCCAGCAATGCTGGTTTTGCCTGCTCCTGGCAGTCCAATAAAAAGAACAATCATGCACTCTTCCATTCTGTAATAACTATCTTATAATCAATCATCTTCTTGTTGTATTCTTCAAGTATAATGTTAGCAGCCTCTTCAGGGTTTGAACCATCTTTAATAATCAAATCGTAGTCAGATTCCGCTGGCTCTTCCCAATAGTCAAGTCTTTGCATCTCATCTTTACTATGGTCATCAACGTTGTTAACTACTCTTTCAATGTACCCTGGAATTAAATGGAACTGATCATGCGGGATAGTATCTATATAAACAGAAAAATCTGGTACCTGTCGACCAGCCTCAATGCGATATTGTTCACGAGATTCTGCTGTCGCAAAAAACCCACTAGTTACAATATGGCCACGATTATTTCTATCATAAGCCTTTGCTACAACTCGTAGCCAACGTGCTTGCTGTGGCTGTGTATGACCCATTGGAAGGTCTTTGCTGTCTAGATACCAAGCGTCTATCTTCTTTGCAAACGCTCTTCCAATCTTTTCTCTAGAATCAGCATCCATCCC